ACTCTTTCATCTCCTTGACCCTTTACCTTTAGATTAGCCATTTGTGTGAATTTCAATTCAGTATATTCATTGATTATTTCAATGATAACTTCATTTTTTGCTTCAACATCGCCTATAACACCTATTCCAATAGCACTAGTAAATCCAGCAGACATAAACTTTTTTGGTTTAACTATAGCATTTTTTATTCCTTTCGCTTCTGCTTCAGCCATAGGTATCCGTTGTCGGTCTTTCCATTGTGTATCTAGGGAGTTTAGTTCCTTATACAACCTTTTTGCTTCCTTTAAATCTTCATCATTCAGAAGACCCTCTTCCCTCTTTTTATTTACTAGAGATAGTTCGTTGTATGTAATAAGAATGTCTGCCTTCAAATCTTCTACAGTCTGTCTAACCTTAACAGATTTAACCTGCTGTACTAAATTCTTTACTCCGTCTGTAATGAAATCGTGAGATTTTTCTCCGATTAATTGCCTTGCACCCTTACTTGTAAAATCCAATGTCAATTTCAAATTATTAGAAATATCTAAATCTAAAACAGATGGCATCATTAGAAGAATAATTTTAGCAAGAACTCCTGCATCTAAATCCAAACGATTAAACTCGGTTGAAAACATTTCACCAGCAGTATTTCCACTCTTAATTTCATCAGAGAATAATTCTTTAGCGGCTTGGTTTAATTCACCCTTACCTTCTAAACTAGCAACGGCCTTTACTTTTTCAGTATCAGTATCAAGTCTAACAATTTCTGCGATTCCTTGCTCTCTAAGCACCTGCGCTTTTTCTTCTAAATCTATTTCTAGAATGAATTTTTCTCCCTTGAAGAATGCCTCTTCTGTGAATTTACCTTTAGCCTCTTCTAATCCAACTCCTACTGCATCTAAGAGAATTTTACCCAAACGGGCATATACTTTATCTTGTAATACAGATAATTCTTCGGCATTTAATAATGACGATAGTTCCCCTACAAGTTTTGCTTCATCTATATCTTCACCAGTAGGTTTTCTAAACTCGGAAAAGGAGCCGAAGCCGGAAACTCTTTTCAGTAAATTAGGAGCCTCTAAATCCTTTATTGAATAATTAAGTAGGCTTGGAATTATCGGAGAGTAATTGGCTTCCTTACTAGAGTAGTCGTTTATCAATCTATTTTTCAAATTATACGATTCATCATTAACAATACTAGCAATAGTTCTTTGTTCTAAAGGAACTACTATCGCTTGTAATTTATCAACAAATTCTTGAAAATTTTCTTCTGTTCCATCCAATGAATCTAAATCATCTAATATTTTAGATTCCTTTTTTAAGTGTTCATCGAACACATACTCCACAATATCTTTTTCTAAAGTATCCTTATCTAAGTTGTAAGTCGTTGTGCGATTTAGTTTGAAGTTGACCAATGTAAATCACCTTCACATTAACCACTTGCCCCAAGCCGCTAATTTCTGCGCTTTTTGGGCTAGATGTAGTCCACTTTGTGGAGGCTCATAACTCATTTGTCCTGTACTTGGGTCAATCCAATATGGTCTACCATAATTGTCTTGTCCACTAGGGGGGATAGGATAGCCGCTTCCGTTGTTCACTGCTAATCCAGTTGCTCCATATGCTCCTTGTTGAATTGGTTGTTGTGGCATTCCTTGTGCTGGATTAGACGCTCCGTTAAATCCTTGTGACTCTAGGTATTGTTGTTTAGCCATCTTTCTTTGATTGATAATTTCACTGTTAATAGCGGAGTTCAATATAGAATTCATATCTAAGTCAATATTCTCTTGAGTAATTTGCTCATATTCTCTTAGGCTATCACTACTAACTTTCATATTTCCAGTAGTAGAATCTTGACGAAACTCTAATTTAGTTAGCATTCTACTAACACATCTATCAATTACATCTTCCATCAATTGTTCCAAACTAGATAAGAACTGTTCACCATGATAGTGAAAGAACTCTTCTACATGATTATCTTGTAAAGACAAAAGATTGTTCACTGTTTTAAATTGAGTATCGTTTTGTGCTTGAACTGCACCCATTACTGCTCCGTTGCTCGTTCCAAATACGCCCATTATTCATCACCTTTAGTCACTATGGTATTCAATCGCTCGCTAGATATTCTTATTTCGTTTGTTAGTCGTAGTACTTCTTCTAGTTTATTTTCATCCGTAGTAGGGGTAGGGGAAGTGATTATCCAACCTACACCGACTAGCGAAACAACATCGGCCTTTGATAAGGTGGTAAGTGGCCCCTTAGATAAAACTTGGGGCATTTTTGGCCTTGGAATAAATGCTTTGAAATCTAATCCATGCTCGTCTGCTAGTATTTGCTGTTGTAGCATTTCCATTTGCCTGTGATGCGTAGCATGTTTGGGACAGTAAGTACCTCGCATTGGTCTACCTTTAGTCACATGGCTTAGTGGAATAGGAGGCCGCATGTAATCTCCGCTCTCCCAAATGTGATGAACACCGCAGACAACACAACGGTCTTTTAAATTAAATTTCCAGCCATACTTGATGAATAAGAATTTCTTTTTTTCTGCATTGAGTACCTTAGTAATTTCTTTCAGCATCTTCTTTGGTTTAATCTGCACGAAAGAATATTCGGAAACTGGACCTGCGGCTCTTGCGCTCATTAGAGGAGGCAAGAAAGAACTAGCAATGCTAGGATTGTTGGCGATTAAGTTTGGTTGTTGAAACATAATTATTCCTCGGTTGTTGTGTTTCTTTCTATAGGTTTCCCTTGAATTTTCTAATTGCTCTCATGGTTTCATCATAAAGTCTAGACAACATTTTTTCTAATTGTCTGTCTTTTTTACCCACTAATTTTCTAATGTGATTTTGAACTTGAGTCATTACAGACCTAGTTGAACCCTTTGTTCCATCTAAATGACTTAATTGTTCGTAGTCTTTTCCACTTCCAAAGGCAAATGATTCATTGATAATAGCGTAATTATAATATGTTTTTAGTTTTTTTTCAATAGAATCCAATGGAGAACTACCTTCTGCATATTTTTTAGTTATAGCGTCTAGTTCTTTAAGAACTTCGTCCATGCTATCACCTAGTTCCTTTGCATATTCTCTATGAGATAATTCATGTGTCACTACATTAGCAAACTCAACAACTCTTTCCATATCATCATATTGCCTTGCTACTGTATTAAAATTATCTAAGTTGATTAAAACCTCATCAGTTTGTCCATCATAAATTCCTTTATAGCCACCTTCATTGGTGAACCTGTCCACTTTAAGAATATCTTGCCACATAATATCAGTAATCCTTTATCATTGTAGTAACTCCTCTATAGACCATTTCCGGCTGTGATTTAGCGGAAACGATATACTTGTAAGTTGGTATTCCCTTATCGTTTAACTGTTGCATCCCGTATTTAAATGGAGTGAAGATTGAATGTTTGGTAATATCTACTTCTTCCTTGTATTTTTCCCCCCAAGTATCATACTTGTTAGCCCAAATACCTACTGCTAAAGGGTAATCGGTATTCTTTTTCTTCTTACCATTAGGCCAAGTTTTACTACAAATAGCATCTACTAAGAACTTCCATGCTAACTGATGGTCTAAATTTGCAGAAGAATCGAGGTGTCTATGGTCTATTACAAAGATAACATATTTTACCTTTCTACTTTTCATATCTTGCATCCATTCTCTCCAATAGATTGCCTCGCCGCCCATATCAGCCGTTTTTAGTGTGTGAGTATCTCCATCTAACTTTATGGTTTTACGGCTAGCCCTTTGTTTGCCAACAGTTCTATTTCTTATTTCCGGCACTTCGCCTCTTGTTCTTAATTGATGATGCAAAGTAGTCTTACCCACCATAGTAGCCCCGTAAATCCCAAAGTTAATTGCATGTACCTTCTTGTAAAATGCTACTGTAGCCTCGATACAAACTACAGCAAAACCGGCTAGAACAGACATTTGAATACCTCAATGCCATAAATAATCCCAAAAATCAGTTGCTTTATTTATGAGCCAACCCATAATGTTGACTTCAAAAACACCCATAATGTTTCCAATTAACAAAGCCGATAAAGTGGTACAAGAACCCCAAAACCAAAAGCGCATTTTGATAAAAAACATATCAGCAGAATGCGCCCTACTTTGATTATATGCATAATCTGATTCCGAGAATCCCATTAAGTCGCCTAAAACCACTCAACCACCTCATTGTAGGGTGGCTAAGAAATCGGCTGAAACTCCCTCAGTTTCATATTGTGGAGAAATTTGAGGTATTCTAGTAGTTTGGTTTTCGGCTTGGAAGGTCTTCAAAGAATCTTGCATTTTCTTTCTTTGTTGCTCGTCCTTAGCGATTCTTTGCCAATAGGCCGTAATCCTTCGGTCCAAAAGCCACATCTCAATTTTGTCATTGAGAGCCAAATCAAATAGAGCCTTCATTACCATGACGGCCCCTACTGTAATCAGCCCAAACAACACACCATGCATAAGAATAGTGTATGGGAAATTCAAACCGAATTTAGCGTAGAAGAAAACATTTGCTCCACTAACTGTACCTACGAATAGGATAGTCATAATCAAGCGAGTATCATGGTTCAATGCTGGCAAGTAATCACCTCAGTTAAATTCCACTGAAATGTGTGCAGTGGAAGAACCGCCTTCTGTTATTTCCAAGAATATACCGCTAGTGCATAACACACCATGCATATCATATTCTAGGTTATATTGTCCGGTAGTTGTATTGTGTATTCTAGCAATTTCTGTACCAGTGTTATCTTGTCCATCAAACACTTTAATGGTCACTGCCGCATTACTAACAATAACAAGGTTAGCATGAATGCTCTTAAGTCTACATTGATTCTTAGAGATAATTGCGCTTGCCCCTAATACACCACTGCTTCTACTTGTATCAGCCATAAGTTCACTTCCTAAACTTTGGTAATTGCCTCTTCTTAATGAAGGTTGTGCAATCACTCGTCTTCGGTAATCTTAGGTACGGCTTTCTTAGAAGCAGTTTTCTTCGTAGTAGCCTTCTTTGCAGTAGCCTTCAACTTCTCCGGAACTGTTTTCTTAGGAGGTAGTGGGGCTAGAACATTAACCAATGCTTCTTCGGGGAGTCTAAGGTAGTTGGAAAGAATTGCCTTTTCACGGCTAGGTAATGTTTCAATATCCTCTCTATCCTCGGAAGTAAATTTAACTATACAGTTCTTACCACCAATGTAATGTGAAGCAACGAAGGCCGAGATTTTAATGTCTTCGACCTTCGTTACTTCCATAAAACCCTCTACTCCGTTTCGTAGTCGCAAGGTTGGAACCTTACAAGACTCGCTTAAACGGATGGTTGCCAAACAAACACCTCAAAGAAGTCCTGTTGCACGAACTCGTAGAGTTCCCAAGTCGTCTGCTAGAGCCTTAACTCCGGCAGTGTTAGCCGCCGAGCCAAGAGTAAAGCAGTAAAGGTAGCAGTATGTACCGTCTGAACTAATGTCACCAACAATCCAGTTAGCGTCCAACAAAGATGGGTTAGAAACCTCAACTTGTGTTAAGGATGCCAAACCGAAATCAGCCGCCAATAGTTTTTCACCAACATGGAGAACTTGTTCATCTCCGCCACCAACACCAGCACCACCCGCATTAAGAACAGTTGGTTCCGATGTTGTTAGAACGGTTGCAGTTAGCGTAGCAATCTCAAAGACTTTTGCGTTGTTGTCAGCATGTGAACCTAGAACAGTCACATAGTCACCTGCGGCAAAGCCATCAGTAAGATAACTACCAGCATTTCTTGTTAGTGTATCGGGGTTAGCATCAGCCGCAGTAATTGTTTGACTAGCGGCAGTAGCAGGGGAACCTGTTCGGTAAGACGAAACAGCAACACTCGCTAGTGAAACATATTGGTGTCCCACAACGAATGGCTTTGCTATACCTTTATGGTCAGCGATTAAAGTAACAGTATTTGTCACTTTACCACCTCAAGCCACATTGGTAATCTTGCCTTGTCCCTTAAAGAACGAACAACCAACTTCACCAATGGTTCGGTAAAGTGCTTGGTTGCCGAGTCGTCCCACACCGAATGGGTTTCCGTTAGAAACACCGTCTTCAAAGTATTGAGTCGGCTTAAGAACAGAGAGCCATAGATGGTCAGTGTCCAAGAACAACAAGTCGCTAATTCCAGTATCGGAACCGTTGACTGTCGAGGACATGTCCTTAACAGGAATCAATGGAATGTCGTAGTAGGTTGCCACACGGAAACCAACTTCTGCACCCTTAATTCCACGAACACCGTTATGGGTAGGAATAACTTCCTTACGGTCCATAAATCGCTCTTGGCTTTGTAGCAAGTCAGCAATTGCTTGGATAGTATCGTATCCAGTAAGAATACACTTAGGGGAACCTCCGGAGATTCTCAAGTTGCGAATCATGTTGTTAAGCAAAGTAAGAGTTAGTGGTCGAACCGAAGATGCGGCGTAAGAGCCGTTAAAGTCAACTTCTGCATCAAGGAAAGAAGCCGCAGTAAATCGCTCATCACCGTAGATTTGAGCGAGTGCGTTTGTAGCATCATTCATTTCATCAGTCATAAGAACTCCGTTGTCAGCCGCTAGAATTTCTGCTCGGCTTGAAACAACCTTCATCAAGGAAGTGTAGTTTCGCTCAATGTTTGCTAGAGCGGAAACTTCACCATAAACTTGTAGAGGCATAAGGAGCATCTTGTTCTGTGCTTCTGCGTGTGCTTTACCCATATCTTCACGGATAATAGCCCGAATATCACCGAGTCCATCATCAATTTGAGCCATTTCCATTGCGAGTTCGGAAATATCGAACTGATGTGCAATAGTCTTAGGACTCATAAAGAGTTGAGCGTAAGTTGGAGCCATAGAACCAAGTCCATCAGCCGCAGTAGAAAGTCCTGCGTTTTCCGGAACACCACCAATTTCGTCAGCGTGTGGCGCAGAGCCACCAATTCCGATAACACCACTGCCGCTAGTAGCACCAGTAATATCAACTGCCAAAACTGAATCCGAACCACCAAATGGTCGGCTCTTAAGAATTCTCCAACCGGATGAAGTATAAGGTCGCTTTGATAGCATAGCGAGGGCATTTACTTCTCGGTTTAGCATTGACCAAACTTTTTGTCCGTACAGTTGATTATACATTCCAGTTGTATTACCAATGCCAGTGACATTGCTTGCGCCAGCATCACTAATATCGTGTGCAGTGTGTAGTCCTTGAACTGTACCTGCTTGTTTCAATACAGAGTTTCCGCCAAAGGCAGGTAGTCCGTATGTCGCCGCTTCTAAATCTCTAATTGTGTTAATGTATCCCATTTAATTCACCTCAAATGTTACCGCCAACAGCCTTATGAATGTCGCTCCAACTCATGTCAGCAATCTCTTCTGTAGAGAAAACCTTAGTGGTTGTAGCGGCTTCTGTAGCCTTGCGGATTGTGTTCTTTTCTTCTGTAAGTGACTTACGGAGTTCGGAGAACTCTGCGTTAAGTCGTGCGATTTCGGATTGTGCATCGTATTCTGCCTTAGCAACCATGTCTGCTCGGTTAATTTCTTCCGAAGCGAATCTCTTAGCGAAGGTTTCTTCGAGAGTTTCGAGTCCCATCTTCTCAAGTTGTTCTGCTCGGTATTGCTCGTAAGCCTTCTCAATGTTTGAAACGCTTAGGTTAAGAGTTCTAAACTCATCGTTAGCGAAGTTCTTAGAAACCATTCCTTCCTTAGCGGCTTGCGCTCCGGCTTGTTCCATAGGTTCACCTGCTCCACCAAGATTAGTTTCATCGTTTCCGTCTTTAGTAGTGGCCTTGAGTGGGTTGCTTGCTCCGCCTTCTTCTCCTTCTTCTTCTCCGGTATCCATGTATTCGTCCATCTTCTCGTCCAATGGATGAGGTGCGCCTCGCTCCATTAACGGTTGTTCTTCTTTTCGTAGCGTGTTGACTTCTTCTAGAAGAGTATCTAGTTCTGCCAATGCCTTTTCTAATTTATTCATTGTTTTGTCCTCCTTTAATATATCGAACCTCGCTTCGGGGTTGATTCCCTTTTCGCATATTGTGACTTCGTGGAGTTCTAGTTTGCTTATCTCACTATACTCCCCTAATTCATCGTGGTGTTTCTTCACTTTTTGTAGTGCTTGTCCACCTATGCTAAAAGACCTCAATGACCCTTTGCGAATTCCTCGGTTTATTTCCTTTGCTTTTTCAATATCATCTCTTAATTTAATTACTACGAAGAACCCAACATCATCTACTTGGGTCTTCCATATTTTTCCATTACTATCTCTATGAGATTCAACTACTTCTCCAACTTGAACATTGGAGTGGTTAGTCATAACATTGCGGAACTTATTGTGTTCCATGAATTTTTTAACTGCCTCATTTAAGGCCTTAAGAGTGATTAAATCATTTTGCTTATCTACCATTTCGATAGAAGCATAGCCGCCAATCATTAAATCATCATTCGACGCCTTCAAGATGGAGAAGTCATTCTCCTCCATTGCAGACATAATCGTAGACATGATGCTCAAGCCGTCTTGTACTAACTACACTATTTAACTAGTTCGGTTGTTTAGTGTATTTTAAGTCTTTGAACTTATCTTCATAAATATTCCAAATACCTTCGTCAGTATCCTTATCTACCGGTTTCTGCTCATATCCAGTCCACGCTAACCACATATCTTTACCTTCCACAGGGACTACTCTAAAGTGAATCTTAGTTTCAAACTTATTTCCATTTAGAATATATTCATGGTATCCATGTCTTTGTACTCCGATTTCTACATCTCCAAGGTCAATCAATTTCTCTTTTGAAACATTTGTAGAGATTTGAGCAGGGAACTTAGTAGCCTTACCAAACAGGGAGAATATATCATCATCGGAGTCTAGGTCAATATACCAAGATAGGTTCTCTCCTTTGTAATTTACAATAAAGTCTAAGTTTCCATCCTTTCTAGAATAGACTTTAAATTCTGCTTTTTCCGACTCCTTTTGAATTTCACTATCGTCAACAGAAATTTTACCATTACTGTATGACATTCCTTCCGAGGCTTGTACCCAAGAACCAAGTCTATTCTTGTCGCTTTCTAAAACGGATTCATAATCTCCTGCGTGATTACCAGCCAAAAAATTATGTAAATCTCCTATGGTCTGTGGCTTGCCCTTTCCTTTTACAAACTGCTTAATAGACGCTCTTAACTTTCCTTGAATAGTTTTTAGAGCCATCTCCGCTTCTTGTTTCCACATATCTAAGTCTGCAATAGCATTCTTAGACATTAGATTATTCTCATTAAATCCATAAATGGTAAATCCATCCATGCTCTTAGCAATTAAAGTAGCACTACCATGTAT